CTGTCTTAGCGTACTCCTATCAAACAAATGAAGTTTACCTAGTAGAAGAGGTAGAGAAAAATAAGCAGGATATAACTGCTCTGGCGGAAGAGATCCGTAAGCTTAAGCGAAAATATAATCCAGTAAAAATGGTTATGGATGCAGGCGCCTTAGGTAAGAAGATCCAAGAAGAGTTAAGACTCCGCCATGCCCTGAACATTGAAGCGGCTGATAAACTGCGAAAGCTTGAACACATTGAGTTTCTTAATGCTGATTTGAGACGTGGGGTGCTCCGTGTAAAGAAAAGTAGTTTATTCGCTCAAGACTCTAAGCTGGTAACCTGGGACAGATCCAACCCCGAGCAGCCTAAGATCTCTGCCGCCTACCACTCTGACATACTGGATGCAGTTCTATACGCCTTTATGCTTTGTAGGCATTATATAAAGGATGTCCCTGTTGAAAAATTGGATAAGTTCTCCACAGCTTATATGGACCAACAAGAACGGCTAGAGGCTGAGAGGATGCAGAGGCAAGTAGAGGATCCAGATATGTTTGCCTACGAGGAAGGTCTAGCAGAAGATGTTGAATCTATTGAGGATTTCTTCAGCGGCGGTGATGATTTCTAATAACAATCTAACAAGAATAGAGGTAATTTATGAATATTCAAGAACTGAGAGAACTTATGCAGTTGTGTAAGGATATGAAGGTTAAACATCTGGTCCAAGATGGAATCTCCATAGAATTTAGTGACTTAGCGTTCATTGAAAGCCTAACCGAAGAGCCAAGAAGAGAGATGACATTCAATAGTGATAAGACTTTTGCAGACGATGATAAGCCCTCTAAAGAAGAAGAAGATGAGGATCTATATTGGAGTTCCAGTAGATGAAACGATGCTGTACCTGCAAACAAAATAAAGATACTTCAGAATTCAACATCTCCATTAGACGTAAAGACGGGTTAGATGTTAGATGTAAAGTTTGCAGTAAGAAGTATTCCAGAGAGTATGCTAGGAAGAGGAAACAAGCGGACCCAAACTATGATGTTGACAGGACCTTGCTTGCTAGGTATGGGATAACTCAGGAAGAGAAAAATAGTATGTTACTTGCTCAAGATGGTAAATGCTATATATGTAAACGAGATATTGATGGACATAAGGTATATGTAGACCATAATCATACTACTGGAAAAGTTAGAAAATTATTGTGCCCTAGTTGCAACTGCTTAATTGGACTTGCGTTAGAATCTGAAGATATTTTGAATACTTGTATAAACTATTTAAAAGAACATAAGGAATAAATATGGGAATGTATAGCACTTTATCCGAATCCAATGGTAGCACATGGTTCCAACAACCAGATGATCAGATACATAATCAAGTTCTAGCCCATGTTAGCTTCTTAAACAATATTCAATCTTATAGAAATGCAGAGAACGTTAAAAACATGCGCCTCTATGGTAACTTTGATATCTTAGGTATTGATGCGTACAACTACATGAGAGTAGAATCTTCCTTCAACCTGACTCACCGAGTTACACTCAATATCGTACAGTCTATGGTTGACACTGTCGTCTCAAAGATCACCAAGAATAAACCAAAACCCACCTTCCTAACCGATGGCGGAGACTGGGATCTTCAACAAAGAGCCAAAAAGCTCAACAAATACTGTGAAGGAATTTTCTACTCTACCCACCTTTATCGTGAATCTACTATGGCGTTTCTGGACGCTTGCATCTTTGGAACAGGTGCCGTAAAGATCTTTAAGCACGACAACGAGATTAAAGCTGAGAGAGTTTTAGTAGACGAGTTGAAGATTGATGATTCTGAGTCTTTTTATGGAAAGCCTAGAACCCTACACCAGGTTAAATTTATTCATAAAGATGTTCTGAAAGGCATGTTTCCTGGAAACGATTCATATATAGAAGAATCCTCTACTTTTGAGACTGAGTATTCTATCAATAAATATTATAAAAATAAGCAGATGGTCTATGTAATAGAATCCTGGCACTTACCCTCTACTAAAGATGGAAACGACGGTAAGCATACAATATGTATCGCCAATCGAACTTTATTTGCTGGTGGATATGATAAGTCATACTTCCCCTTTATATTTCATAGATGGACAGAACGACCAATAGGATTCTTTGGACAAGGAATTACCGAGCAATTGACAGGTCTGCAGTTGGAGATAAATAAAATACTTAAGACTATTCAGATATCTATGCACCTATGTGCCGTTCCAAAATTATTAGTAGAGGCAAGCTCTAAGATAGTTACTGCCCACCTAAATAATAAAATTGGAGGAATTATAAAGTATGCGGGAACTCCTCCACAATATGCCCCCTTAGGTGGTGTACCTCCTGAACTATTTAGCCACTTAGACCGCCTATACCAAAGAGCCTACGAAATAATTGGAATCTCATCCTTGAGTGCTCAAAGTTCTAAACCTGCTGGTCTTAACTCTGGAAAAGCATTACGAGAATTTAATGATATAGAGAGTGAGCGCTTCATGGCAGTAGGTATGAGATATGAGCAGACCTTTTTAGACGCCTCTAATATTATTCTTGACCTAGCTAAGGATATTTATAAAGATACTGGAGAATTTGCAGTAAAAGTTAAGGGGCAATCTTTCGTAGAGACCATCGACTGGTCTGATGTGGACATGGAAGAAGATAAGTATATGATGTCGGTATTTCCTACGTCTGCGCTATCATCCACCCCTTCTGCTAGATTACAAGATGTTACAGATCTGCTACAAGCGGGGTTTATTTCTAAAGAAGATGGCATGAAGTTACTAGACTTCCCAGATCTAAAGTCTACTACTAATCTATATAACGCAGCAGTAGAAGATATAGAGAGAACTATAGATAAGATGATAAATACTGGAGAATATATGCCTCCAGAAACTTATCAAAATTTAGAGCTGGGAGTTCAGAAGATCCAGCAAGCCTATCTTCTATTTAGAGGACAGAATGCTCCAGAAGAAACTTTGGAGCTTTTAAGACGTTGGGTAGAAGATGCTAATGGATTATTGGATCGAGCTAAGCAGGAGCTAGCAGCACAACAAGCTATGGAGGCTGCACCCGCCCTCCCAGCTCAGCAGCCCCTTGCCGCTCCAGTAGCTCCGCCGCAGAGTGATATTCTGCCGCTCCCCACAGCAACCCCGCCAGCAGTGGCATAACAAATTTCCAATAATGATATATATGCTCTAGTCAGAGCGGGCAATTGCCCAATAAAGTAAAGAAAAGGAGAGATATTATGGACGCTTCCACTTCAGTGATTTTGAACTCGTTGACCCAGGCAGCTAATGGAGAAGTAACAGAGCAGGACAATACTGAACTTGCTCAAGTTAATGTAGAAGAATCCGTTGACGAAGTTTTACAGGAGGCTGTTGAGCCTAAAGTAGAAGAAGTAAAGAAGGAAGAGCCTAAAGAAGATTTGTTTTCCAAGAGATTTGCAGCCCTAAGTAAAAAGGAGCGCATCCTACGAAAAAGAGAAGCGGACCTGACCTCTAAAATGGCTGCCCTAGAAGAGAAAATGAAAGCCTTCGAAGCTCCTAAAGCTGAACCAGTTAGAGAGCCGTTAGAGTATAGACTGAGAAGAGAGCCTTTAAAAGCTCTTGAGGAAGCTGGATTACCTTACGAAAAACTAACCCAGCTCGTGCTTAATGATGGCAAACTCTCGACAGAATCTCAAATGGAGTTAATGAGAGAAGAGCTAGATAATAAATATAAATCAGAGATAGAGACCTTAAGAAAAGAGATCCAAGATAAAGAAGTAAAAAAACAACAAGAATATGAAAAGCAAGTTGTTGAAAACTTCAAAGTTGAGCTTAACACGTTCGTAGATAGCAGTGAAGAGTATGAACTTATCAGAGTTAATAGTGCGGTTGATACTGTTTTTGCGGTTATCGAGGAACATTATAATAAAACAGGCAAAGTGCTTTCTAATAAAGAAGCCGCTGATGCCGTTGAAAGCCATTTAGAGACCATAGAGAAAGAGAAGTTTTTAAAGTCTAAAAAACTTTCTAAACTTCTGCAGCCGAAACTAGAGGCGAAAGAGCCTCATAAGAAGCCAGAGAATAAAGTAAATGAGCCAAGTCTTTCTAATAGTCACTCCGCCACCCTTTCTAGAGGAACAGGCAAGAAGTTGTTGTCTGATGATGATTCCAAGTTACAGGCGGCGAGTATGATTCGTTGGGATGACTAAAATTTTGGTGTTTTAATATTATTTTTTATTTAATTTTTTGGAGATTTTTATGAGTTTAGACCTAACAAGTTTTAGTGCTGCTCTTAAGCAACACTATACTAACGACAGAATTGAGAACATGGTATACAAAGATAACCCATTTTTGGCTATGGTAGCTAAATATGAGACCTTTGGTGGTGAGAATCTAAAACTGCCTATAAAGTATGGCGTTCCACAAGGACGTTCGGCAGCTTTCGCAACCGCACAAGCCAATAAGACCAACACCCAACTTAAAGCTTTCTTGCTTACAAGAAACAAAGACTACTCGCTAGCTTCTATTGATAATGAGACCATCGAAGCTTCTAGAGGAAACAGCAATGCTTTTATGGAAGCTGCTACTTTAGAAATTGATGGCGCTATCCACAGTGCTACGCGTTCTCTAGCTACTGCTCTTTTCCGAAGTGGTTCAGGTTCTATTGGACAAGTAACGACCGGCGGTACAGGAACTTCTATTACCTTAGTAGTAACTGAAGATGTTGTTAATTTTGAAATTGGAATGGAATTAGTTTTCAGTACTGCAGATGGCGGCGGATCTGTTAAAGCTGGATCAGTAACTGTTGTTGGAGTTGATAGAGATTTAGGCGTTCTGACCGTAGACGCTATGTCAGCTATTGCTAGCGGCGCGGGATCTGCTACTAATGACTTTATTTTTGTTGCTGGTGATTATGATTCAAAAGTAAAAGGCATAAGTGCATGGATTCCTGCTTCTGCTCCATCCGCTACTCTTTTCTTTGGTGTTGATAGAACTGCAGATGTAACCAGACTTGCTGGTGTACGTTATGATGGTAGCGCTCAGCCGATAGAAGAGGCTTTGATCAGCGCCGCAGCTAGAATAGCTCGTGAAGGTGGAACACCCGACTATTGCTTTTTAAGCTACAGCAAATTTGCTGATCTTGAAAAAGCTTTAGGTTCAAAAGTTATGTATGTTGACAAACACGTTAACCCAGAAATTGGTTTCCGTGGTATATTGATCCATGGTCCACGCGGTCCGATCAATGTTATTCCAGATCAAAACTGCCCAAGCAACACTGCTTTTATGCTTTCTATGGAAGGCTGGAAGCTTTACAGCTTAGGAAAATGTCCAAAAATATTGGATACAGATGGACTTAAAATGCTTCGTGAATCTTCAGCTGATGCAGTTGAAGTACGTGTTGGATACTATGCACAATTAGGGTGCAGAAGCCCGGGATGGAACGCTAATATAAAATTAGCTTAATAATTTCAGATACTTATCAATAAGTAGGGAGCCTAAAAACTTCCTACTTTCTTCTTTATTTATCAAATAAAATATGATATACTCTTAGTATGAAAATATTAAGAGGATCTTACAAATCTGGAACTAACCGATGTAAATTTACAGTTGAAGAAGCCAGGGAACGGTATTTATTTACTAAATACAAAAAGGAAGCTAGGAGGAAAAAAAGAGAATTCAAACTATCCTTTGAACTATTCAAGGAATTGGTTTTCAAAAACTGTGAATATTGTGGAATAGAGCCTTCTAATACTGTAAATATATTAAAAAATTACGATCTTTCTAAAGAAAAGGAAGCCCAAGGCTTCATATCCTATAATGGCATAGATAGAATTGATAGTTCCAAAGGCTATATAGAAGGAAATGTTAGAACCTGCTGCAAACACTGTAACTATGCGAAATTAAATAGAACTGAAGAAGAGTTCAAAGCCTGGATAATCCGCGTTTATATCCACTTAAATAAATCATAACAATAAAGCCATTATAGCTCCCCCTTTTATGGGCGAGACTAAAAGGACTGCTCTACGGAGACTAAATCTGTCCTCCGAGAAGGTCTAAAGAGTTTCTATTTATTAATCACGGCTCATGGCGAGCCACACTTGGAGGTTTTTTATCGCATCACGTAATTTTAATCGTCGTCAGGCTCTCGAGAAAGAGGTAAAAGACCTCTACTGCAAACTTACTATTGGCGGAACGGGCGCAGTAACCCTAACAGAAGGGTATGGTTTTGCTTCTTGTACTAGAGTTTCCCAAGGTCTCTACCGCTTAACGCTGCAAGATGCTTACAGAAAATTAAAGTCCTTTAGGGCTGTTGTTGTTAGCTCAAGTGCAGAAGATTTAACTTTCCAAGTAAAACTAGAAACTGTTGCTACTACTAAATTAGTAGAATTTTTCACATTAGCTTCTGGCTCAGTAGCTGATCCTGCTAGCGGTGATGTTATTCTGGTTAAACTTGAAGTTAAAAACACTGATCAAGTGTAAGGAGTAGACAATGTCTAATAGAAATTTTAACAGAAAACAAACCTTAGAGCATGAAATAAAAGATATTTATGGTGAGTTTTCATATACTGCCCTAGTTCAAGCAGCCGGAACATTAAATCTAGCAGATGATATTGTACTGACTAAAGTAGCTGGCGGCGCTGCTAATAATGGATATACCTTTACTTCTCAAGTATTGGCAGCTGCTGCTAACCCTACTAATACTGTTCTAGCTAGCTTTACCGGAACTGCTGCTGCTATTGTAGCTACTATTACTCCTAATGATGGAACTAATAACCCTACTACGGCTGCTACTGCTTCTTTGGCGGTAAGTACTCCAATAGTGCTAACAGATAATCCTAATACTGGAGTTCTAAGAAATACTACTACTTTTACTACTGAGGTATTGGCTGCCGCTGCTAATCCTACGGATACTGTTCTTGTTGCTTTTACTGGAACAGCTGCTGCAATAGTTTGCACAGTTACTCCTAATGATGGTACTAATAATGGTGCTACTCCTGTTGATTTGACTACAGCTGAATTAGTTGAGTTGATTAATAGTGGTGTTGTAGTTGGTAAAACTATTACGCTGACAGATGCTTCTAGCAGAAGAGTACTACAAACTGCTACAGGTGGAGATGCTACCGCAATGGCTAATAGTGGAGAAGGCGATTCTGTAGTTGCTACATTTTCAGGTGGGGCGAATACAGCTGTAACCTTAACTACTGCAGAGTTCAGAGAGCTTATAACATCAGGAACTGTATCAGGTAAATCTGTAACTGTAACTGATCTTGGGGCTCTTAGAAATGATCAAACTGCTACAGGTGGCGGTGCTGCTCCTATGGTAGATTCTGGAGAAGGCGACGGTGTTGTTGCTACTTTTGCTGGTGGAGTAAACCAAGCCTTTACAACTATTTCTAAGTGGGGAATAAGCTCTATATCCGAAACTGGTACTGGTGTCTACAGAATTGTTATGGAAGATAAATATGCTGCCTTAAAGTTTGTTGATGTGATGGTTATGGCTACTTCAGCTTCTGATAAGATCTTCCAAATAAAGGCACAAGATATTAATGGAGTTTCTCCATATATAGATATCCTAGCTTCTACAGCTGGATCAGCTTCTAATCTATCTACTGGAAATGTTATTAAGATTGTAATTGAAGTAAAAAATACTAGTATAATTTAAGGAGTTTCAAATGTTAATGAGTAATAATGACAAGAAAGGCGGAATGGTCGCCATGATTGTTAAAAAAATGGGCAAAGGGTCTGAGAAATTGGATGAAATGCCAGAAAAAGATGGTGCTGAACAAGATCATGAAATGGGAGAAGATATGGCAGTAGAGGAAATGTTTGCTGCTATAGAATCAAAAGATAAGGCAAAATTCAAAGAAGCCTTGGACTCCTTTATCGAATTATGTTTTGCTAAGCACGAGTCAGAGCCACATGATGAGATGGAATCTGACGAGACCGAACAAGAATAATTTTTATAGAGAGGGGGTTTAGGCTCCCTCTTTTTTTCTTTAGGAGTTTTCAATGTCTATTACACTTGCTCAACTACGTCAACAGGCTAGAGAACGTGCTGATATGACTAACTCTACTTTTGTAGGAGACTCTGAGTTAACTAATTATATAAATAAGTCTATAGCAGAACTGTACGATATATTAGTTCAATGTTATGGTTCCGATTATTATGTTGCGGCACCTATTGAATTTTTTACCACTAGCAATTTAACTACATATGATATTCCTACTATTTTAGCAGGCGGATATGGTGGAACAGGAGTTTCTAGTGGAAATAGCTTTTATAAAATTATGGGATTAGACGCAAAGGTAAACTCTGGAGAGTGGTCCACTATACCTAGATTTGGATTTAACGAGCGGAATAGGTTCCAGCGATTTGGGATCTGGGATAGATTAGGTATAACTAATTTTAGATACAGAATTGTTGGAAATAATCTAATACTTGCGCCCATGCCTACTTCTGCAATACCTATGAGATTTTGGTATGTACCAGCCGCACCTGTTTTAGTAGCCGATGCAGACATATACGATGACATTAATCAATTTTCTGAATATGTAATCGTAGACGCTGCTATAAAAATGCTTCAGAAAGAAGAGTCCGATGTTTCGGTATTATTGGCTGAAAAAGTAGCATTAAAACGAAGGATAGAAGAAGCTGGAAATAATAGAGACATAGGAAAACCAGAAGCTATTGGCGATATATATGCTGAATCAGATTATTACTGGTATTAGGCATGAAAAAGGTAAAAACTCTCAATACTACAGGTCCGCTAGCTAGAATACAGGATAATATATCCACTGTTCTAGATAATATAACGGACAAGGAAATATTAGATGGTATTAGGGTAACTAATGTAGCACTGCTTAATGGTGTCACCAATGAGGTCAACCATGGTCTTGGCAGAACACCTCTTGGGTGGATTATAATAAGAAAACGAGCTCAAGCGGATATCTGGGATTTACAGGATTCCAATATAAATAAGAGCAGAACCCTATCCCTCGCCTGTTCTTCCGATGTAATTATTGATTTATGGATATTTTAGGAGATATTTATGGCTAATACCCCGTATATGAATTTAGCTTTACCAGTTGTTAGTACTACTATTGGACCCGCTTGGGCTACAATGCTTAATGCCGCAATGACATATATTGATTCCCACGATCACAGCAGCAATAAGGGCAAACAAATACCTACTTCTGCGATCAATATCAATGCTAATCTAGATTTGAATTCCTATTCACCCTTTAATGCCCTAAGCCTAAAATTTACATCCCAAGTTGCTACATTAACAGGAGCTGCCAACGCTTCTTCTATTTACGTAGTAAACGGTAACCTTTATTACACTAATGGTTCCGGTTCTGCTGTGCAAATTACTAGCGGAGGCTCAATAGTATCTATTCCAGGAGCTGCCCAGACCTTCGAACCTATAGCTCTAGCTGCAGATTTGACTATTGCAGCTGTAGATACTTATGTAGTTATTAACGTAGATACTACTGCAGCGCATAGCATAACGCTACCATCTATTGGATCTATAGCAGCTGGTAGAATTTTTATTATTGTAGATAAAACTGGAAACTCATTAGCACAGCCTATAACAATAATTCCAGATGGGTCTGATAAAGTAAATAATATTGCCGCGTCTTTTGTTCTTAATTCGGACAATGGCTCCTTGATACTAATTAGCGATGGAGTTTCAAACTGGGCAATAGCTTAAGGAGTACCCAATGGCTTTGCAAAAACAAAAAGTTTCTATACCTTTTATTTCTGGGGTAGATACAAAAAGAGATGAGAAACAGGTTGAAGTGGGGAGCCTACTTAGCGCTGAGAATATTCTTTTTGAGAATCCTGGAAAATTAAAAAAACGCCAAGGGTATGTAGCCCTTCCTAAATATGATATATCTAATAATAAATTAGATTCTATACATTCTATTTCTCCAGCTGGTTCAGAATTAACAGGGGTAACGGCTGACACTTTTTACGCTTTCTCACCCAGTGTTGATCGTTGGGTAGAAAAGGGAAAATTGATAGATGTATTCGCTACTTCTAAGGAAGTGGTAAGGGATAACCAAGAGCAGGCTTGCGTAGACTGCTTATTTATAGAAAATACTAAAATATTTGTTTATGAAAGTAATAATGATATCAGATATTCTGTAGTGGATTCTATATCTAATACTTTTTTAGTTTATAATGAAATAGTTAAAGTGGGTAATGGAACTACTATAGGGTTCTTTCCTAGAGTGGCTAGTATTAGAAATAATATTTTTTTATTTTATGTAAATAATGGAAAAGTAAGCTATAAAACATTTAATATAGTTAATCCTACTTCTTTAAGCGCTGAGGTGGATGTTATTACTGCATTAGATGGAACTTCAAAAGTTTATGATGTAGTTTCTTCTATAAATAGAATTACAGTAGCCTATCATCATTCTGGAAATTCTTTAAAATATTTTCAGATATATGAAGATTTGACCACTTCTTCGGTAGTTACTAAAACTCTTACAAATATAACAACTCTCAGTCTAAACATAGACTATTTAAACAGAGTTCTATTTACTGTGGTATCTGGAGGAGATCTATACTTCTTTGCAATACCTACAAATTTACTATCTGATGTAGTGCCTCTAACTCTTATAGATGGAACTACCGCCAATATAGTGCATGCTACTTCTAACTATTCAGATAGCGTATTTAAAATATACTACGAGATATCTAATGCTGATACTACTAAATATCTAATAATGCAAAATACTATTACTTTAGGCGCAGTAGTAGGAACTTCTTCTGTATTAAGTAGAGGAGTTGCTTTAGTAGGAAAGACTTTTTCAGTAAATAGTAATTTATATATTCCATCTTTACATAGTAGTACACTTCAATCTTCTTATTTTATTCTAGACGAGACAGGTTCAGTTGTTTCATCAGTAAGCCCATCATTAAGTGGTGAGATACTAGATGCTTCCTGCCCACTGCCGAAAATAGCAGCTATTGACTCTAGCACAGTACTATTTCCTTCTCAATTAAAGGGACGAGTTATCGCTGAAAATGGAACATTTGATACTCTATTGGGAATAAATAGCTCTAATTTATACTTCTCTAGCGAAAATCCTAGCCAAACTACTTATATTGCTGACGAGTTACACCTAGCTAATGGAATAATCCATATGTACGATGGTAGTCAGGTAGTAGAGCATGGCTTTTATTTATATCCAGAAAATATTACTTCTACTTCTGCCTCTATTGGTGGAAGCTTAAGTGATGGTACATATGAATATATTGCAGTTTATAATTGGACGGACAATAAGGGACAGCAACATTTAAGTGCACCTTCTATAGCAAACAATATTACTTTATCTGGAGGAACAAATACTCAATTAGTTTCTGTAGTAGTCCCTACACTGAGACTTACCGAAAAATCTAATGTTATAATAGATCTATATAGAACTGAGAATGCTGGTACTATTTTTTATAAAGTAACGTCTATAGCTTCTCCAAATTATAATAATAAAGCAGCTGATTCTATAACTGTAACGGATGGAATTACTGACGCGTCCTTAATTTCTAGAGAAGTTTTATACACTACCGGCGGAGTTCTAGATAATATAATAGCCCCGCAAGCTTCTACTATCGATAGTTTTAAAAATAGAATATTTCTAGCAGGATTAGAGAATCCCAATAGAGTTCAATATTCTAAAATAAGAACAGAAGGCAAGCCTATAGAATTTAATGATACTCTGTATAAAGATGTTATACCTTATGGCGGATCTATAACTTCTTTAAAAGCTATGGACGATAAACTAGTAATATTTAAAGAAAGATCAGTATTCTATATGTCAGGAGATGGACCAAACAATTTAGGGCAACAAGATTCTTTTTCTGAAGTAGAAATGATAAGCTCCGACGTTGGTTGTAAAAATAAGAACAGCGTCGTTTTAACTCCGCTTGGGTTATTCTTCCAATCTGCAAAGGGTATTTATTTATTAAATAGATCTTTACAAATAGAATATAGAGGTGTTTTAGTAGAGAAGTATAATAATCTGGTAATTACTTCTGCCAAAACTGTAGAGACTAAAAATATAATTATTTTTACTACTGAAGAGGGAACTTCTCTAGTATACAATTATTTTTTAAATCAATGGTCTACTTATACAAATATGCCTACTTTAGATGCAGAGATAGTAGATAACACTTATTACTATTTAAGAACTAATGGTGAGATTTTTAAAGAATCTACAAATTTTAGTGATAATGGCACCAATATTCCTATAAAGGTTGAAACTGGTTGGTTAAGTTTTAGCGGAGTTCAAGGGTTTCAACGAGTCTATAGAATGTTGGTTTTAGGAGAATTCAAATCTACCCATAAGTTAAAAATAAGTGTGTCATACGATTTTAAGGACACCATCGCTCAAGAAGTCATAATTGATACTTCAGACTTTATTGATGCTACGGCTTATGGAGACTATAGCCCTTATGGAATTGAGGATGTTTATGGTTCCGATGGTAATTTGATGCAGTTAAGAATAAATTTTCAACGTCAAAAATGTGAAAGTATAAAAATTACAATAGAAGATATAACAGTTGATTCGGGTGAAGCTTTAACACTATCTAACTTAATTTTCTTAGTAGGTGCAAAAGCTAATACTACTACCGTAAATAATAATAATAGATATGCTATAACGAATTAGCATTTATAGATGTAAATTTTGGAGAATATATGGTTAACATAGTCTCAGAAGATAAGGCTTTTAATCTGGATCTTGAGAAGCAGCGGCAGCAGATTGATCAGGGATATGCTGCAACAGCCGGAGGAGCTCAGCAAGCTGGAACGGCAGGTCAGCAAGTGCTAGGACAGCAGCAATCTTTAGCTAATACCCTTTTGGCTAGAGCTAGTGGTCAAACTCCCTCTTTAGCTACTGCCCAAATGAAGGCTGCTTCTGATAGAAGTCTTGCTCAGCAATTAGCTGCTGCTGGAGCTTCTAGGGGCGGAAATCAAGCTGCTTTACAACGTGGTTTGGCACAAAGTCAGGCTACTGCTGGGCAGAATATAGCTCAGCAAGCTGCTCAGACATCTATACAAGAGCAGGCTCAAAATGCTCAATTAGCCCAGCAACAATTATCCGGAATGGCACAGCAGCAGGCAAGTATTCAACAAAATCAAGCTGCCTTAGCACAACAATATATAGCCCAAGGAATGACGGCTCAGCAGGCTCTTCAGAAAGCTCAACAAGAAGCTTATCAATCTGCTATACAACAACAACAATTTACTGCTGCACAAGGCACTACATTAGAAGCTGCTAGATTAGCAGGAGAGTATGGTCTTAAATCTACTCAGGCAAGCGGCTTAATGGGTCAAGTGGGTAGTATTTTTGGTGGCAGCGGCGGAGATCAAGGTCTAGGAGGACTTATTGGATCTGTTGGAGATATCTTCGACTGGAAAGATGGTGGACCTGTTAATGATGAAGAGATCTCAAAGCGTATAGCTGCTAAATCTGAGGGAGGTTTTCCTGAGGCTTTAATGAAACAAAAATATACTATGAAAGCCGCAGATGGTGCGATTGCTGATATAAATGACATTGGTCCCAAAAAAGAGACTATTGGAGAGGCTGCTGTAGGAATAGGAAAAAATTATTTAATGGGCACATTAGCCAAAGATAAAGCATATCAACAAGCTATGGATGCTTATAATGGATATGAGCAAGCTAATAGATTTATTAATGCATTGGCAGATGGGGGAAGCATTAAAATGTGGAAGCCAGAATTGGGAGCCACTACTTCTGCAGAGTCCGCAGCACAACAAGCTTCTTCGGCAACAGGAAGTAAAGGTGGTATGCTAGGATTTGCAGGAATGGCTATGAATTTACTAGGTCCTGCTAAATCAGCCATCGGATCTGCAACAGGGGGAGGCTCCGCTCCAATTGCAGAAACTGCATCTGCTGGAGATGCTGTAGCAGAACAGACTGCTATCTCTCAAGCTGCAGAAGCCGAAGCCGCTGCTGCTGCCGCTGCCGAAGCTGCTGCTGCGGAAGCCGCTGCCGCTTCTAGTACTACTGCCGTTGCTGCCTTAAAAGATGGTGGATTTGCTTCTAAGATAAATAAAAAACTTAGTGGATACGGGGCAGTATTGTCAGCTAGAAGAAAATAAGGTATAATAAAACTATTAGAGTATAAATAAAAGGATATATATGGCGGAATCAAATGCAGATAAAATGTACAAATTAGGGCAAGAGTTAGGAGCCGCAAGAACTTCGCTCGCCATGCTTAAGGAAAAAATAGCCCAAGGTGGTGAGATGGCTAAAACTTTTGCACTACAGGCTGAAGCTAAGGGTGCAGAACTGGCAGCTAGAGAAAAAGACCTAGCAAGACTAGCACAACTTAAGGGCGGCGCTCTTGGAAAGGTTGTTGGTTTAGCAGGAGAATTAGCGGCTAAAGTAGGTGGAAAACGTTTAGCAGCTATGGCAGCTGGACCAGTTGGAGTAGCTCTAAGTACTGCACAAGATGCTGCAGCCTCTGATGATCTTGGACCTAAAAAGGGTTCAGCAGCCTATAAACTAGAACGCAATGAAGAATTAAGTGTAGCCGATAGAGCAGAACTGTTTCCTAAAAAATACAATATCGGTGGCTTAGTTGATGAAAGTCCAGAATATGGATTAGCAGATGGTGGCTCTCCAGAACAGGAATTAGGAAAATCTGTTGCTAGAGAAATGGGAAAATCTGATTCTGTTGGTATTAGTGTAGAAGAAGAAATGGACAAATTAAGAAGCGAGCGTCCAGAATATAAAGAAATGTCAGATAAAGTTCTATCTCAGGCAATTTTAGATAGAAGGGCTAATAAAAAAGCAGATGGCGGTTTTGTGTATAATGTAGATGCTGAACAGCTAGGGATGGGCATACGCACTGAATTTGAACACACTGATGATGCCAATATTGCTCTTAAAATTGCTATGGACCACTTAGCTGAAGATCCAAAATATTATGCTAAGTTGCAGAAAGTAGAGGGAAAAAAATTAGCTATGGGCGGAAAAGTTAGAGCAGCTGAGGGATATGCTCCTGAAAAAGGAAGACGAGCTCTAGAAGACCAGATAGATAAATTAGAAAATGAAGATTTACAAGAAGCTATGTATAAACGTAGTTTAGAGTTAAAGCAGGGTCCTAAGGATGAAAAAATAGATGCAGACGTTGATTGGTCCTCCTATAAAAAAGGAGAGGGTAAAAAAGAACTCCAGAAGTCTGGCAAATTAAAAAAGGGAGGAGTTGTTGAGGGTGACGAAGATGAGTACGCTGGCGACCCTATTCCTGCGCAGTTAAATAAAAATGAGCTTGTGCTTAATGTTGAGCAACAGCAAAAACTTATTGATAAACTAAATAATAGAGAGTCCAAACTGCCTACGCATGATAGAATTGACAATCTTTTAAATAGAAAAGAGCTAGCAGTAGATATAGACGAGCAGTCTAAATTATTTAAGTATATAAAGGGCGAATCCGATAAAAAGCCTACTGGTCATATTGTAATTAAAAATTTTGCAGATGGTGGATCGGATGAGTTACCTGCAGTAGACCAAGCTGCTATGCAAGAACCCCAATCAGTTCCCATGGTTCCCAATGCTCCAGTTCCAGTAGCTCCTATGAATGTTAAACCTCCTATGGGACTTCCAGAATCTATGAAATACACTGGTCCTGATGCTGGTCCAGGCGGCACATTGCCAGTAGCAGCTCCAGAAGCAGATTTAACTGGAATAGATAAAACTAATGATGCCATGCTTAAAGCTGCACAAACTGAACAGTTGGCTAAGGCTCAAGCGGGCGCTGCTATTCAAATAGCACAAGCCGCTTCCGCTAAACAACTAGCTATAAAAAGTATGCAGGGCGTCAAAGCTCGTGAAACTGTTGCTAATGCTGAAAATATTACCATGTCCCAGATAGCCCAAAAGTTAATGGCAGATGATGATTTAAAGCAGCATGACGAGCACCAATCCACTATGGGTAAATATTTTGCTACAGCTTCTATGCCTGAAAAAATATTAATGGGAGCCGCTCTAGCGATAAGTCTGCCTGTTAGTATTATTACTGGTAAAAATCCAGCTTTAGATTATATGGAAGGGTCTATTAACCAAGATCTTAATGCTCAGAAATTAGATTTAGACACAAAGCTATCTAAAAAGAAATACTATTTAGATCTGTATAAAACTGCTATTGATAAGCAGATGGCGGATTCTAATAGTACGCAAGCTAAGACTCATGGAAAATTGATGATTGCTCAAATAGACCAGATTCAACAAGGTCTAGATGTACAACGTATGCAGCTTAAAATGGCTCAGGCGCAGCAGCAAATGCTACAGCAGGCAACTAGTGGCGCCAATAAAGAAGGCGTATCTATAGAAGCCATTAACATGCTTCCTAAAGATATGCAAGAAAAAGCCGTTAGAATGCCTAATGATAAAGTTAAGTTTGCATTTGATAAAGAACGTGCTCAAAAAGTTACAGAATATGCTAATGAGGTAGTGCCTGCTATTAATGGCGCTAAGCGAATTTTAGATATAGCACAAGATTTAAACAGAGTAACCGATCTAGAAAAAAGAGCTAGAATAGCTTCAGAAATGAAAGCTCTTGGCGGACAGTTGAGGCTACCGTTTACTGGTCCTGGTATTTTAACTGATAAAGAATTTGATAGATTGATGGACACTATCGGAGATCCTAATAAGCTAGTGGCGCTTCCTTCTTTACAGAAAGCTAAACTAGAAACAGTTATTTCTAAGCTACAGAAAGATCTAGCTGCTCACTATAAAAATGCTGGAGTTCCTGTGGAAACCTCTTCCAATGAGAAAAATGTACAAACTCTACTAAAAAACAATAAAGGCATGTCAGAATATGATGCCGAACGAGCATTAAAGAGAGCTGGTTATTGGGTAAAAGAGTAAGAGGTTTTTATGGCAGATGATACAAAAATAGACTTCTCAGGTTTAGAGGCTCCAGAGCAGGCTCCAGTGGAGAGCACCTTAACTCCAAGCCAACTTGAAGAAGTTCAAAAAGATATAGAGCTTGAAAAGAAATTTGGAGATCAGGATCTAAAGGCTGCCGTAGCTGGAGCTGCTAGAGGAGCTTCCTTTGGCATATCTGATCAAATACTAACTAAATCAGGTTTAATAGATTCTCAGACATTAAGAGAACTAGAGTACCGAAATAAGGGTGCATCCTTAACGGGAGAAGTGGCTGGTATTATTGGATCAGCCTTAATTCCTGGAGCTGGTTTGGTTGGCGGAGCTGCAAAAGCCGGAGTAGCCGCTGAACAGTTGACTGTTAAGA